GTAACTAGCCAAGACGTGAACGACTTCATTGGTTGGGAGAAGAACATGGAAATGATGGCGGCAATACCGCACACCTGCTCCGACAAAGATTTGCTAACGCATTGCCTAGCCGCCAAGAAGATCATCGACATCTACCGACATGCCGCCAACCCTGTGGTCAGCTTTTGGGAACTCTGCAACTCGTTGGTAAACAATAGTCTATATCAGGGTAAACCCTATGTATATAAATGCCTAACTTTTGACAAGGAGCGTATACTATTACCTAGTGGTTTAGCTTTAAAGTACCCCCAACTAACTGGTGACGCCGATGAAAAAGGCCGTATTCAGTGGTCGTATGGCGCCGACGAAAAGTCTAGGCGTAAGCTGTACGGGGGCAAGATAGTAGAAAACGTCGTGCAAGCAGTAGCACGATGCGTAATGACAGACGGCATGCTCAGGATACAAAAGAGGTATTCCTGCGTATTAACCGTGCACGACGAGGTAGTGGTATTAGTACCCGAGAACGAAGCCAAAGAAGCCGAGGCTTGGGTTTTAGAGCAGATGGTGAAAGACCCAGCGTACATGCCGGGCATACCGCTAGATGCTGAAACAGGTTGTAACAAACGATACGGAGAAGCGAAGTGAAGATACCAAAACAAGTTACCATAGGGCGAACACCCCATCTGGTACGCACGAAATCAGAGGTAGTGGTTGGCAAGACGTTGTGCCAAGGTTGCTTTGAAGAAGAGTTTTACCGAATCACCATAGCCAAAGGCAACCCTGACAGGGGGTATAAGTACACCGCGGACGAGCGAAGCAATACCTTTTGGCATGAGCTTACCCACGCAATTCTGTACGACATGGGCAACGACCTCACACGCAATGAGAAGTTTGTTACTGCCTTTGCTGACCGCTTAGACCAAGCCATCAAGACTGCGAAGTTCTAAATGGGCAGATACGAACCCGACTGGAGTGCCGAGGAACAGACCATGGTTGACCTCATGGAATTGAGTGGGTGTAGGGTATGGGCAAGCATCGACAAAGAGTACACCGCCGTAGCTTTAGTTCGCCCCAAAACCAATGACAAGATATTTACAGCAGACACCCCCTACGAAGCGTTGCGCAAAGCATTTAACTCTTGGAGCAAGAACGATGCCCAAACTATCTGACGAAGACCAGTGCATGCTCAGCCTGATGGAGATTACGGGCTTTCCTATGGAGATCAAGCATGGGTTGTTTATGTACAACAGGGGGCTAGAAATGCCAAACGGGTATGAGTACTCAAACGCATACAAATCGACCTCTGACTTCACCAAAATATGTACGCTTTTTGAAAGATGGAAAAGAAACAATGACTAAAATTAAATGGTCACACTCAGGGCTTAAGGATTTTGAGGGCTGTGCAAGACGTTTCCACGAAGTCAAGGTGCTCAAGAACTACCCGTTCACCGAGACAACGCACACCATCTACGGCAAGCAGGTGCATGAATCAGCCGAGCACTACATCAAGGACGGTACACCCCTACCCCCCGAGCATGCCTTTATTCAGCCAACGCTTGACGCACTCAACAAGAAAACAGGGCGCAAGCTAACCGAGTACGAGATGGGGCTAAAGGAAGACCTGACCCCCTGTGCTTTTGACGACCCTGACGTATGGGTGCGTGGCATCGCCGACTTACTCATCATTGATGATGACGGGCTAAAAGCTAGGGTAGTGGACTACAAGACAGGCAACGACAAGTACCCCGACCGTGACCAGCTAACCCTGATGTCTTTGATGGTGTTTGCCCACTTCCCCCACATACGCCAAGTGAACTCCGCTCTGCTATTCGTTGTGAAGAACACGATGGTTACGCAAGTGATGATCGTAGATCAGAAAGACTTTCATTGGCAGTTGTATCGGGAGAGGGTAGCCAAGTTGGCCGCTTCGTACGACAATGACATTTGGAACCCAACCAGCACCCCGCTCTGCGGTTGGTGCCAAGTCAAGGGTTGCGAGTTTAACCCCAAACACTAAGGCATATCATGACATACAAAAGAGACTACAAACAAGAATACGCAAACTACGACGGTACAGAAGCCGTTAAGAAGAAGCGGGCTCAGCGTAACAAAGCTAGGCGCATGCTTGAGCGTGAAGGTGTGGTAAGTAAGGGCGACGGCAAAGACGTAGACCACAAGAAGCCACTCAGCAAGGGCGGTACCACAACACGTTCCAATCTAAAAGCTGTACCGGCATCACAAAACCGTTCGTACAAACGTACCGCAAAGGGGGCAATAAAATAAATGGGAATAAGCGACAAGGACTACGCTGACGCACTGATCTACGAAAAACAAAAACAGGCGGCTCAGCAACAACAAAACAGGAATTACCCGCAAGGGGCGTTAGGGCAAGCCTTAACCACATCGGGAACAATATCAAGCGCACAAACAGGGTTTACCATAAACCCAAACGTCAACCAACCCTACGGGCAGTTCAAAGTACTGACCGAGCAAGACCTACGGCATGAAGGCATGAAAGCGCCATTGTCTGCGCTTGTGGATATGTGGACGGTGCGCTGGGGTAGCGAGTGGGTTAGCGAAACGGAGTTTCAAGACGATGACTTTTGGCGTATTGCTTTGGTTCGCCTTACTGGTGCCAACAAGTTGGAGAAGCACAACCTAGCTAATCAATACATATCTGTGTATAGGATCATCGAATAATGCAGATTATCGAAAACAAAGCGTTGCTGTTTAAGACACGCAACCCCTCTAAGTACAGCGTTATACCTAGAAGCAAGATCGTCAGCGAAGACAACGGCACGTTTGAAGTAGCCGTGTACTGGGGGTTAGATGAAACGCGTGTGCTCCGCAACCTAGGCGTAAAGAACGCACCATCACCGATTACCGCTAAGTACAGTTGGCCGGGGCGGTTCAAGCCGTTTGCACACCAAGTAGATACCGCTTGCTTCTTAACAATGAATCGTAGAGCGTTCGTGTTTAATGACCCCGGTACTGGCAAAACCTTTTCTGCCCTGTGGGCGGCTGATTACTTGATGAACCTTAAACATGTACGGCGTTGCCTGATTCTATGCCCCCTGTCCATCATGCACGACGCATGGGTAAGTTCGATTGGTAAAAGCATCATTCACCGTTCCGTTATTGCGGCACATCATTCACAGGCATCACGGCGCATCGAGATGGTACAAGGCGACTACGAGTTCGTGGTGGTCAACTACGATGGGCTAAACCTGATTGCTAATGAAGTTGTTGCCAACGGTAAGTTCGACCTTGTGATTGTGGACGAAGCAAACGCATACAAGAACCCATCAACACAGCGTTGGAAGTCGCTTAATAAGATTCTTAAGCCTGACACCATGTTGTGGATGATGACGGGCACTCCCGCCGCACAGTCGCCCGTAGATGCCTACGGCTTAGCCAAGCTAGTAAACCCCCTAGGCGTGCCCAAGTTTGCTACCGCATGGCGTGACAAGGTAATGAACAAGTTGTCCAAGTTCAAGTGGGCACCGAAGGCAAACGCTCAGCAGGATGTGTTTGACGCACTGCAACCGGCGATTAGGTATACCAAGGAAGAATGTACCGACTTGCCACCTGTACTTACCGAGACCCGTGAGATACCTCTTACGCCACAACAGGTCAAGTACTACCGCATGCTCAAAGACCTTATGGTTATGCAGGCATCGGGCGAGACGATTACTGCCGTCAATGCCGCCGCAGGCGTTAGCAAGCTGTTGCAGATCAGCGCCGGTGCGGCTTACACCGATAACCACGAGGTTGTGGAGTTCGACTGTTCGCCTAGACTAAACGTCTTGTTGGAAGTGCTTGACGAAACTACACGCAAAGTTATTGTGTTCGCCCCATTCAGGCACAGCATTGAGGCAATCAACACCCACCTACTTAAGCACAACATTGCATCAGAGGTTATACACGGTGACGTAAGTGTTAACAAACGCACAGACATTTTCAAACGATTTCAGTCGAGCCCTACCCCCCGTGTACTGGTTGTTCAGCCGCAAGCCGCATCACATGGTGTAACATTAACAGCGGCAGACACCGTGGTGTTTTATGGCCCAGTCATGTCCGTCGAAACCTACTTGCAGTGCATCGCAAGAGCAGATCGTATTGGGCAAACTTCAACCAACGTAACCGTAATACATTTGCAAGGCAGTGAAATAGAAAAGCGCATGTTTAAGCAGTTAGAGAAACGTGTTGCAGGGCACGATCTCTTATTAAATTTGTACAAAGAAGAAATTAATTTTTAAGGAAAACCCTATGTTGGGTTGTACACCCGACTTTGTTGATGTAAAATATTTTACAAAGGAGCATAAAAATGCCAAACGAAGAGGAAGTAGTACCGCTAGATAAACTAGCACGTGTGTATCGTAAGATGTACACAAAGGTTCAAGAACTGACCAAGCAGTATGAGAGTCAGATTGAAGAACTCAAAGCGAAGCAAGACGAAATTAAGAACGCCATGAAAGATCAGATGTTGGCGCTGGGTATGAACTCGGTGCGAACGGAAGAAGGCACTATCATCTTGTCACAGAAAACTCGTTACTACACAGACGACTGGGATTCATTCAAGAACTTTGTTGTAGAACACGATGCACTAGACCTGTTTGAGAAGCGCATAGCGCAGAAGAATATGTCTATGTTTTTAGAAGAGAACCCGGGTGTAGTGCCAGCCGGGCTCAACTCGATGTCGGAGTATGCAGTAACAGTACGTAAACCAACCAAATGAGGAGCAGTATTATGGGCGATCTAGCCAGCTTTAACCCGAATCAAACCCCAGCATTTGCACGCAAGGGTGAATTATCTACATTAACCAAGAGCCTTACCGGCGGTACAGGTGGTGGCAGTACCAAGCGCATCTCGATCAAAGGCGGTGTATTCCGCTTGATGGCTGACGGTAAAGAAATTACCTCAATCGACGACCGTCACCTTGATGTTGTTATTGTCAATGCGGCACCGAAGATTAGCCGTACGTTTTACGCTGGACAATACGTTGAGGGCGAGACAAAAGGACCTGATTGCTGGTCAGCCGACGGTGACAAGCCTGACGCATCCATCGAAGAGCCGCAAGGAAACGACTGCGCATCATGCCCCATGAACGTCAAGGGCTCAGGCCAAGGCGAATCTAAGGCTTGCCGTTTCTCACAGCGCCTTGCCGTAGTCTTAGCCAATGATGTACAGGGTGATGTAATGCAGTTGACCCTAGCCGCTACATCCATTTTTGGTAAGGAAGAAGGCGACAAACGCCCACTACAAGCCTACGCTCGTTACCTTGCCGCACAAAGCATTAACCCTGAGACACTCGTAACACGTCTCCGTTTTGATACAAAAGCCGCAGTACCCAAGTTGTTTTTCCAACCAGTACGTTGGTTAGAAGACGACGAGTACGCAGTAGCCGTTAAGAAGGGCGAGTCCACAGAAGCAAAGATGGCTGTAACAATGAGCGTTTCCAAACCTGTTGACAAACCTTTAGCACTTGAAGGCGCTAAGCCAAAAGCCAAAGCGGCACCAGTTCAAGCTGAAACCGAAGAAGTGGACGAGCCTGAGAAGCGTAAGCCAGCCGCTAAGGCAAGCGCAGTGCCGGCCAAGAAAGCCAGTAGCTTAGCTTCTACTGTTGAGGAGTGGGACGATGAGTAAATTTATAGTAGCGGCGCTTTTGTCCGTAACCGCTCTCTCTGTTTACGCACGTTGCACTACGCAAACCATTAACCAAGGCGGTAGGATGATGGTCTGTACAACGTGTTGTGACCAGTGGGGTAACTGCAACACAACTTGCTTTTAAGATAGGGGGCTTCGGCCCCCACTAACGAGAACATCATGGCTTACTCAGACGAGATTAAAAATACAACAAAGAGCGCACCGAAGACGCTGGGCAACCAGTTGGGGCGGTGGGCAATTAGCTTAGACTTTCCAGTTATTGAAGTAGCAAAATTTACAGGCGCAACAAGGCAGACAGTTTATAACTGGTTCAGCGGCACGGAAGTGACGCCATCATATCGGTTACGTGTACAGTCTTTGTTGAACATATTACAGAACAGTAAAACAGCAGAAGAGGCGCTAAGACAATGCTTAAAGAACCAGTAGAAACCACGTTAAACCCAAGAGCGCTTACTGACTACGAACTGCTACGATTCTCTGAAGATTTTGTGTACGGCGACGGCTTGCCTAAAGAGTTTCAAATAGAACTTGTAAATCGTTTTGCATCAAGAATAATCACCGGCATCGCTTACTAACTCGAGAGGTTTCACATGACGTCGCAGGAATTCCTAGCGACTGTGCTACCGTCTTCGGGTGTTTACTGCACGGCCGAGATTAGCACAGCAAAAAGAGAGCACGTATTTGTCAACACGATTGACGAGTTGTACAACGCCGCCATGGCGCTTGATGGAAAGGGCTACAACACTTTCTTTGCCTTGGCATCGTTTGATGATAAGAAGAAGCGCACTGCCGACAGCGCTTTAAAAATGCGGTCTTTGTTCTTGGACATTGACTGCGGTAAGGGTAAGAACTACGAGAACAAGGCGCAGGCGGCTACTGCTTTGGATTTGTTCTTGGGCGATACAGACTTAAACACTTTAGGTACACCGTTCATCATTTCTAGTGGCGGTGGCTTACATGTTTACTTTCCATTTGAGGAAGAGG